GTAATTCGCCCCATTGCTCAGATTGCCGAGGGAACGCCACACCCGAGCCGCACCACAAGTCCTTATTTATAATTAGGAGTTAAATTTAATCCTTAATAAAGGGGCAAGCCCCTCTTAGTGCTCCACTTCGTTCCGCACTAATTCACCCCTGCTCGCCTACGGCTACGCCCAGTTGCAGAAAGCCGCCCGAGGATATTCCAGCGCGAAGCCGACAAGCCGTTATCCGCATGCAAGCAACGCAAACCGCAAGCCGCCCCAAGGCTCAGATAGCCGAGGGAACGCCACACCCGATATCCAGTGGTTGGAACTTCCGTATAAACTCCATCACAAAACCCCCGTGTTGAAGATGCCTCTGCTTCAACAGGAACCAATATAGAGGGATGATTTGAGTCTATCCCAATTTTACTTATATATTTCCACGACCCATTAGTCTGTACCAATTCATATCCAACCAAATCATAATTAACAGTTGGTGATGTGGAATATTTAGTACAATCATAACAAACATATACTTGAATCTTATAATTTTCAGAATTAGTATTATTATTGTAGATAATTTTATTCTGTAATATCTCGTACCCACCAACCATCATTTCGATATCGTTAATAATAAACGGTTCATTACCAGACAAATTAGAATATGGAGACCCGTCTTGTCCTAGTACATTGTCACAACTACCGATATTCCATGGGTAGGTTGTGATTGTAGTGGTTAAGGTAGTATCAAATGTTGCTCCGGAATCCACATACACCGCAGAATTACCGTCACCCAAATCTACAATATCGGTTATATTCACTCTGTTGGCTATATTGTAGTTTTGTAATTGTTCCCTATCTGAACTAATACTTCCATCTCCATAGTCACCTATGGAAACACACGAACCAACTAATAAACCAGTAGCTTGCGTATTAGTAATAACTATTCTTTTTACATCAACTTCAGTCATTAAATTGGTGTACTGATAATTATAATTTTGACATCCTGTCATCACTGAATCTGAGTGTGTAGTTGCATATTTAAGCCACATCATTAACTGTACATAGAAATCATCATGAGATGTTTTACCGCTATACTGTGCGCCTTTTGCTGCAAACTTTGTTATTTGATCATTGTGCGACATTTCTACATACTCAGGATATACACCGCTAATTGAAGCTAGGTTATTATTTTCATAAGGATTTCTACCTGCTACATATTTAGCGTGTAGCAGGAAAGGTCTAATTGATCCGTCTGGTTTTACGGCTTCATCTAAAAGTTCATAACCTGAGTGCGGCACGTCAGAGTAACTAATTCCCCAAACATTTTCATCTGCATATCGCTTAATATACCCAGGCATTGCCATGACATAAACATCACCATTGCTACCATCAGATCTAAACCTTTCGTCTCCTTTCATAGCAGTAACATGGTAATTGTCGTTCTCATCTACGTAAGCATTTACAACTATTGACATAAAAAGACCTATGTTTTCATAGTCGTTTTGATTTTTAACTTCATTTGTAGAGGGTTCACACACCAAGTCTGCGTTATCGTCTTTTTTAGTACCCAACGAAGAAGGAGATACGTCAAATTGATTAAATTCTACTGTATATTTTTTACCTGTGCGCAAAAAATTCCAAAATTTATCTAGATTTACATACTCGCCTATAACAGTATCAAAATAAGGTAATTCACTTATTTTTTTATCTGCATACTTTTTTGCCATCTCATTCCAAAAAATACTCACCTTATTCCACCTCCACCCAAGCAATTCCGTTCCAGTACATACAAGTGATATTACCTGTTGTAGAGTCAACTTTTGCCCCAAAAGCAAACCCTGTAGGTGTGGGTTCAGTGTCCCCATCTATCCAGCCATACTCCGGTATACTACCCGATAGTTGAACAGCGTTTGCGGCCGGGTCGATGCCGATAACACCGATAACATTCGTTCCTGCGGGAAGGCTGCCTGCTACCTGGACAGACTCGCTCGGAGCGGAAACTAATGCGCCAGCCGAGTTAAGGGTTTTTAAAATGCCAGTATCTGATTCAAAAAATGTACTTCCAGCCGGGATGCCAGTCAGATCTATTGCCGCGATCTCCGCAGCGATGCCAATATATCTATTAATCTTAGTTACTAATTTTACTGCCATCTATCCTCACACCTTTCTCTTTTTGGGGTCGTCACATTCAAATTAAGGGGCCGCTCCGGAGAGCGGCCTGTAGGTATTTAATTCAAAACAACTGCTATGCTTGCGTTGGCAGTTGCGCTCCCCACAACCATCATTAATTTAGTCGTGGCAAGCTCCGTCCCGGTATCACCTGCTACGTTCTTTACCGTATATGTGTTGGTACCGTGGTTGTAGACAAATGCAACCTGGCCGGCTACAAGACCGAGAGTCAAGGTTTTACTGCCTGCGGTCATTTTAGCGGAGATAACCAGTTTTGCTTTTTCAGCGGCTGTCAGGGCATAGTCAACGGCTTTTTCAATAGTCGCCAGGCCGACCACGTCACCGGTTAATGTGCCAGTAACGTTGCCAGTAAGGTTAGCTTCAATACCTGTTTCTGTAATCTTTAATACGGTTGTTCCTGCTGTGACTCCAAAAAATTCAAGGAGTCCGGCGACCCATTTTGATCTGATTAATGTATTTGCCATTTTCCCCTCCGTTTCTACCATCGCCCTGCGGCGTTACGCCCTGGTTAGGCGGGGGCCAGGATTAGCTGGCCCCAAATTTTTGTTTAGGCTATCGCTGTTGCTGATTCTGTACCACCATAACGGGCGCCGCTCAAAATAGCTACCGCGCTGCCAAAGGTTGCCCCGCCGGGATCTGACCATTTGAGTATCAGATTGGGATAGCCATCGGACAAATCCGCTGCATCGATCTCGATAACATAGATGGTATTATCGTTAGCTGACACATCAATACCCGTAGCGGCTTCGGCTTTTGTCCGTGCCCCCAAAGTATCACCGCCAGCAGTTTCCTCGGCGTAGTAGTAAAAGTCAATTGCTGTGTCGTTTGTCGGGGTGAAATCGTCGCATTCCTCGATGGTGATATTGCCGGCATCCGCATGGGTCGCGCCGCAGGTGACGATTATTGTCGCGTGGGCATAGTTGGCCATGCTAAACACCTTCGAGCTTTTCCCGGTATCAACATCCTGGGGCGGGAGAATATTTACGACGTGACCCATTTCTGCAATATTAAATCCTGCCATTTTTTTATACCTCCTTGGATATTTTAGAGTAAAGCAGGGCCGGTTAAGACCCTGCAGTGTTTATTTACGCACGGTTGGCCAGGGCCACAAAGGGGCTGAGGGTGTTGCTGCCCTTGTACGGGGTAAGGGCGCTCTTCCAGGACGGCTGCCCATCAAATCGGAACACAAACCTAAAAGCGGTCTCGTTGTAGTCAAACCGGACGTGAATTGAAGTTGCGGTTTTCAAAACACCCTTGTCAATGGCTTGGTACTGGGTGAAATCAGCCAGGATGATATCACCCTGATCGCCAACGGTGGCGCAGTATTCAACCGGAATTACCGGGCGCCCGAACAGCGTGCTATAGGGGGATTGGCTGAGCCCGCCGGCCGGCAGGTAAACCGGAATACCGCCGGTGCCGACAGCAATGGACATTCCGTTCAGCTGGGGTTCGCAATCCTGATTAATCAACCAAACAGCGTTTTTGCGCGAAGGGGCCCAGCAGCGGGACCACATTTTATTGACGTTTTCAAATACGATGGTATCAGCGACTTGACCGGTCTCTTTGGCAACTGGGACAAGAGCTCCGCCATTAAGGATGCCCAGCGGCTGGCCCGCGCCAGATCCGTTGATGATAGCATCCTCAACCTTAAAGTTAATTTCCAGGGGGACCTTTTGCATCAACCATGCTTCAAGGGCTATAGCATCCTCAAGCAGGTCGTCGGTACAATAAACAAGCGCAGTCAACTTCTTTAGGCTGAGATCTAAAAGCCCGAATTTTGCCTTGGAACCGGTAATCTGATCGGCTTCTCCCTCCCAGTATGCGCGGATGCCGCCGAAGCGGGAACCATTTGCCCGGCTGCTTTCGTCAACGCAAGGCGTTTTAAGCCCATTTTTTCCAGCGCCAATGGGAATTGCGCTGATTTTATTCAAGATTTCACCGGTGCTGTAAGCACGCTCAAGAATAGTCTGGCTAAATTCCTGCTGTACAAGGAACCCGCCGTCACTGGGAACTGATTCGCTCATGCCGGAAGCCGCATTAAAAAGACGCTGGTCAACCCTGCCGGCATTCTCCGGTTTGCCTGCCTGATATACTGCCGCCATCTGCTCTCCAAAGCTGGCGAATTTATTCTTTTCTTCCGGAGCTTTGGGCTGTGCGAATGCCGGGGTGTTTACCGGGGCGTTCAGCTTTTCTTGCCTTTCTTCGACTTCCTTGGCCGCCTTAACGGTGTTTTCCAGGCTTTCAATTTCAGTTTGCAGGGCCTTAAACTTGGCATCTTCATCCTCATTCATGCCCCTGCCAGCATCAATAGCCGCTTTTACGAGTGCTTGCTGTTCATCGTTTTTAGCTTTCAGTAATCCTCTTAGCATTTTTCTTTCCTCCTGTTTATCATAATTTGCTGTTGATATATCTCAACCGGCGTTTCTTGCCGGGCCGCCAGGAGTGTTTTATCTGGTTCTCCTGCCGCTGCCACCTCCTCTCCTTCTGCAACCAGTTCGACCGGGGATTCAGGTTCAGGTGGTTTTAGTTGGTTGTATTGTTCAATGAATCGCTGCAGGGCAAGGGATGCGCTGTTCTGTATCGCCACACGACTGAACATGAAAGAGTTTTCAATGGGTTCCTGCCCCGGGTCTACATAGAGGATTTCGTCCACAAAGCCTTCGGACAGGGCCTTGTTGGGGCTCATCCAGGTTTCTTCGTCCATCATTTTTGAAATTTCACTTCTTGGGCGGCCGGTTTTTATTTGGTAGGCATTGACGATAGTTTCTTTTACTTCATCAAGAACTTCAGCCATATGCCGCATGTCTTTAGCTTCGCCTCTTACGCCGGACCAGGGGTTGTGAATCATCATAATGCCCAGGGGTGATATTTTTATCTCATCCCCGGCCATCGCGATAACCGAACCAGCGGAAACGGCCTTGCCGTCAATTTTGACGGTTATTTTGCCGTCGTGTTCTTTCAGTGCATTGTAAATACCAGCTGCTGCTGTGGTGTCCCCGCCCCAGCTGTCAATCCAAACGGTAATATCTTTCCCCTTGTGTTCATCTAACGCGGTCCTAAAAGCGTTCGGGCTTGATACCGGGATACCGAACCATTCGTAGATCCAGGCGCAACCGTCGTCAATGATCTCGCCATCTATGCGGAGTTCAACTTCTTCGTTGTTTTCCGTGAAATTCCAAAATCTCAAAATAGTCACCACCCTCCTGAAATGTGCAAAAGAAAAGCACCCCATTAAAAAGGAGTGCTAGTCTGTTGTTAAGTTTTAAGCCGTTTTATTCTGGATTATTGTGTAAATCTCTTTGGCCAAGGCCTTGGTGTCTTTGTCAACGGTTCCCGCTTCCACCATGTTCAATGGCTCAAGGTAAACATCACCATTTGGTATAGGGTTCATGTTTTCCAGGCGCCGGATGTCGTTAACTGAGAGCCAACCCCACTGTCTGCCCAGGGCATAAGCCTCACACCGACTCTTAGTATCACCCCGGAGCAACGAGTCGATTTTAAACTCAAGATAGAACCCGGCCTTGCGCTCTATGGGGTTCAGCAGCTGCATATTGATGTTCTCCTCCCAGCGCTTGAACCAGGGAAGCATGGTGTACATCACAAACTCAAGCGACTGCTGCTCGATGTTATTATTAGTGCTCCTAGAAAGTTCCTGTATCAGGTGTAGTGGAACACGGTATATCCGGGCCACGTCCTCAATCTGGAAACGCTTATTCTCTATAAGCTGAGCGTCAGCAGGTTTAATAGTCAGCTCTTTCACTTTAGCGCCGCCCTCAGCCAGGAACGGTTTACCGGTATTGGCTATACCGGCATAGTTTTTATCAAGGTCGGCTTTAAGGCGCTGATAAGCCGGCTCACTCAACTCGTTCGGGTACTCCAGGGCGATTGATGGATTCATGCCGTTCTTGTAAAAACTCACCCCGAACTGCTCATAAGAAAGCCCCAGCCTAATAGCTGAGGCGGCATATTCTATAGGCGACATGCCGATAATACCGTCATAGCTTAGCCCTGGTATGTGGAGGACATGGTCCCTGGTAAGCGGCTGCTGCCCCGATTCATTCACTTTGTAAATGAGCTTTCTGGTTTCTGGATCTCGTTTAATATCAACCCGGGACCATTGGTAAGGATAGAGCCCTACAATATCCCCATAAGCATTAACCAGTTTTTCACAAACTGCATTACCGCCAGTATTTAGATTCACCATGCACGTTTCTTTGAAATTAAAAGGGCTCATTTCTTCGTTGGGTCTATTGTGCAGGATATCGTAAACAGATAAATCGTTTCGCTTTTCCCGTTCGCCATCTTCCTTCTTGCGGTATAACATTATCGGGGCGCTAGCCAGCGTCTCAGACAAGACCCGTACACAGGCAAACACCGCTGTGTATTTCATGGCAGAATCTTGACCAATATACTGAGCGCCAGAAATAAGCGGGTGATCATCACCGCTGATAAACGCCATGATGTACTCACTCCACGCCGAGTTACTGAATAGCAGTTTAGCCTTTTGCCAAAACTTCAAGTAATCACCACCCTCATAACGACCTCATCCCCCGGCGCTCGTAGACTGAAATTTTTCCCTCATAAACCATCGCCCTGGCCATGCCGTTTATCATCGCCACCAGTCCGTCAATGCGCTCGATGCTTTTATCTTTAACTGGACGAATATTTTCGTTTTCGTCCGTTTTGACTTCAACGTTACCCACGTTCCAGCGCAGTACCGGGTGGTCACTGTGTAGTAGTTTTTTACCCATCACCAGTTGTTCTATTTCTTTCATGGCCGGCGACATGCTTTTGAAACCCTGTCGAACTTCAGCCACGGTAATGCCGGCATCCTCCAGCCTGATAGCCGTCTGCATGGCGTTCCAGGGGTCATACCCTACCTGTTGTATATCGTACAAATCCTTAGTGCCGATAATTTCCTGCTCGATGAAAGCGTAGTCAATAACATTGCCGGGCGTGGTCTTGATATAGCCTTGTTGCGCCCACACATCATACTTAACATGGTCTGTCTCCACCCGTTCTCTCACCCGATCCTCCGGGATCCAAAAGTGGGGCAGGACTATCCACTTGGTGTTTATGTCGTCAGGCGGGAATAGCAAGATAAATGCTGTCAAGTCTATTTTGCTGGATAGGTCCAGGCCGCCATAACAAGGGCGCCCTCTGAGTCTTTCCAAGTCAACCTTGCCCCGGCACAAGTCCCAGAAGTCCAGGCCCAGCCATTTGGACATTTTGATTTTCTCCCAGGAGTTAAGCCTCAGCCAGCGGAAGTTCTTTTCTCGGGCAAGATTGCCCTTCGCCCGGGTGTACTGGTCAATTACTTTCTCCATCGGTACCGTATGGTCAATGGACGGGTTAACGAGCTTCCAGACTTCTTCGCATTCCCAATCAATTTCATCAACGGCTATATACTCCCGACCGGTCCATATCCGTTTATTCTCCCGGTCGATGCCGTACACCACAGCGTAGAATGTTGGGTCAGCCTTAACCCTAGTCAAAATATCCACAGCCATCTGGTGTACTTCCCAGCCAATACTTTCGCGATCTGGGTCGTCTCCGGCAGTGGTCAGGAATATATAAAGAGGCTGTGTCCTAGCATCACCGGATCCTTCCGTCATGACATCATACAATCCCCGGTTCGGTTGAGCGTGCAGCTCGTCAAATATAACCCGCGACACGTTCAGGCCGTGTTTGGTGTAGGCCTCCGCAGACAGGACCTGGTAAAACGACTTGGTCGGCAGGTAGACAAGTCTTTTTTGTGACAACACTGGCTTGATGTGCTTTTTCAGCTGCGGCTCTTGGTCAACCATATCCACAGCAACATCAAAAATAATACTGGCCTGCTGGCGGTCGGCCGCACAGCTGTAAACCTCAGCCGCCCACTCGTCGTCAGCACATAATCCTTGCAGGGCTATTGCTGCACCGAGTTCAGACTTTCCCTGTTTTTTGCATATCTCGAAATATGCGGTATTATACTGCCTAAAATCGGTATCCCGCATGGTGCCGAATATGTCAACCAGTCCCTGCTCCTGCCAGGGCAGCAACGTAAAAGGCACACCGCGCCATTTGCCCTTAGTGTGCTTGAGATGTCGTATAAAGTTAATCACCCGGTCAGCTTTGGCCTGGTCAAAATACATTTTACTTCACGCCTGACAGCAGGCTCTTCAAGTCGTCCTTTTCCTCGCCGGGCTTAATGTCTATTCGGGACCTGCTGGCCGGGGTCAGACCGAACTCGGTCATCATGGATTTGAAATTACTGAATGCTTTGTTGGCAATTGATATTTCCGGGATGGCTGCTTCGTAACCGCTCTCGGTTGTGAACGTCCTTTTCTTCTTACGCTTTATTTCCCGACGCATGAAAACATATTCCCCA